TGGAAGAAAAGCTCAAATGCTTGCTAAAGAATACAAAGCTGCTGGAGGAGGATACAAATGAAAGTTAAAGCACCTGCTGGTTATCATTGGATGAAACAAAAAGATGGTTCTCAAAAGTTAATGAAGCACAAAGGTAAGTTTGTAGCGCACAAAGGAGCGTCTCTTACAGCTAACTTTGCAGTTCAAAAAACTCACAAAACATAATGGCACTCAAGAAATCTCAAAAGTCCTTAAAGAAGTGGACTAAACAAAAGTGGCGTACTAAGTCTGGTAAGAAATCTTCGGAGACAGGAGAGCGTTACCTGCCTACAAAAGCCATCAAAGCTTTGTCGAGTAAAGAGTATGCTGCAACTACTAAAAAGAAACGTGAAGATACTAAGAAAGGTAAGCAACACAGCAAACAGCCTAAAAAGATAGCCAAGAAAACTAGGAGGTATCGTAAGAAATGATGCGAGAAGAATACAAGAAGGGTGGTAAAACTAAAGACTCGCGTTTAAAAAACGCAGGTGTTAGTGGTTACAACAAGCCTAAACGAACCCCTAAGCATCCAACTAAATCGCACGTAGTTGTAGCTAAACAAGGTGACAAGGTTAAGACTATACGCTTTGGTCAGCAGGGAGTTAAGACTGCTGGTAAACCTAAAGCTGGTGAGTCGCGTACACAGAAGATGAGACGTAAATCATTTAAGGCTCGGCATGGTAAAAACATTGCTAAGGGTAAAATGAGTGCAGCTTATTGGGCAAACAAAGTGAAATGGTAATGGGTTTAATTCAAGTAACATTTGTAATTTTTCTTTTGGTAATACTTAGAGAGGTTATTAAAGACAGAACAAAATGAACGATGTATTTACACTAATAGCTGAGGTAGGGTTTCCCATTGCAATGTCACTTATAGGTGGCTTTTTTATTTTTCTTACCATAAAGTACATACTTCAATCTGTTATTGGAGAAGTAAATGCAATACATAATATTGTGTTTAATCTTGACAACAGAGTTAAAACAATGAATCACGATATGGTAAGAATAGATTGTACTATGTGTACAGTTCTAGGTATTCGACCAGACTTGGATAGAATATCTAGAGCTAATGGAAAAGAAGATGCGAGGAGAGACTAATGAACGTAGCACAGATTATTGGAGAGTATGGTTTTCCTATTGTGGCTACGGTAGGTTTGCTGTACATGATTTACTTCATATGGGAGTTTATAACCAAACAAATAAAAGCCAAGCTAGGAGAGACAATGGGAACTCTAGTCGGCTTGATAGACCGCATAAGGATGTTGGACAATGACATTATACGACTGCAGCAAAAACTAGACACGGTTATAGAGTTACGTGAAATTGAAAACAAAAACGACAATGAAACTACTACTTAGTATTGCATGTAGTTTATTTTTAAATACCATTTCTGCTGATGAGATGTTATTTAAATTTAAGAGTCCTAGTTTTTCTGGTAATGGTACGTCAGCGCACTACCTTACTATAGAAAATCAAGAACACAGTCGTGACGAAAAGATTAAAGAAGAGATCCAAGCGTATAAAGAAGAACTAGTACGTGACCAAAATAACACAACGCTTGCTAGGTTTATTCGTAACTTAGAAAGTCGAATATATGCAGAGTTATCTAGGCAGCTAGTAGACAATATGTTTGGAGAAACTAAATCAGAAAGCGGAAGCTTTACATTAGAAGGTAATAAGGTGGATTATAGTACAGATGGAAGTTTTGTCTCACTTAAAATTACAGACACCGAAGGCGGTCAAACTACTATCACTGTTCCTATTGGTAGCTTTACTTTCTAGCTGTGCAAATACAGGGGGTATGCGAGGACACATATCTCCTAAAATAGAACAACCAGTTATACGAAAGCTTCTTATAAAAGAACTTGCAAGAGTAAACGCACCGACTAAAAAACCCGTAGTTGCGGTGTATGCAGGAGCTTTCTTAGATGACACAGGGCAGAGAAGAAGCAACGGGGAGTATGCAAGCTTCAGTACTGCCGTAACTCAAAGACCTGTAGCGTATCTTATACGAGCGTTACACCACGCAGGTTCTGAAAAACGTGGGTTCTTCGATGTAGTCGATAGAGTAGGGCTAGAGCATCTTGCAAAGGAAAGGCAGATTATCAGGTCAGCTAGAGCAGACTTTGATGAGAAGCAAAAGTTAAAGCCTTTACTTTTTGCAGGGTTGCTTATGGAGGGAAGTGTCGTAGGTTACGAAAGTAATGTGCTTTCTGGAGGTTCTGGAGCAAGGTACTTAGGTATCGGAGCTTCTAGAAAATACAGACAAGATATTATTACTGTATCATTAAGAACAGTTTCTGTACTTACTGGTAGGGTACTAATAGAAACTTTAGTAACTAAGAGTGTCCTAAGTGTAGGATACAACCAAGATGTTTTTAAATTTGTAGCTCAAGGAACTGAACTGATAGAAATTGAAAACGGTTCGGTGCAAAATGAATCAATAAACATTGCCCTTCAAGCAGCAATAGAGACAGCAGTACTACAAACTATTAACGAAGGGGTAAGCAAGAAATACTGGGAGATAAAAAATGATTAAAGCGTTTATATTATTTTTCTCTGTTATGCATTGTGTTTTAGCTGACAACGAAATATGGATAGACCAATCAGGTGCTACGGCGAATATCGATTTGGAACAACAAGGCGGAGGAAATTTAATTGGTGGTGTTGGTTCTGTAGCAGGTACGTTAACTGACTTTGATTTTATTGGCACGACTAATACTTTAGATATTAATCAAATAGGTTCAAGCAACCTTTGGAAAGGCGATATTACAGCTGATAGCTATACGGGCCTCTTTCAATTTACTGGTGGCTCAAATGATATGACAGTTGCGACTGACACAACTAATACATACGGAGCAGATAGCTCTAATGTAAATGTCAACGTAACAGGAAGCAGCAATACAATGACTCTTAATCAAGCAACAACTGCAGCAGCAGGTACTCTTGATTTAGATTGGATAATACAGGGAAGCAACAACACAATTACATCTAGTATAAACATTGACCAAGCTACAAACTATATGGATATAGATGGTAGTGATAACACCATAACCTACTCAGGTACAGGTGTTAACGCCAGCTCAGGCGGTTATATGTGGCTAGATCATACAGGAGGTTCAAGGACAATTAATGTTACGCAAGCAAGTACCCTCAACAATGATTGGGTTAAAATTACTAGTAACGGTTCTAATGGTAGTTTTTGTGTTGACCAAGACGATCAGGGAACCTCTACAGGCTGCTGACATAGGAGCTATATCAGAGCTTAACGGTCGTGGTAGAGTAATCAGAGACAAAGAGTTAGGAGCAGAGCTTAACTTAGGCATACAATCACTAGATAATGTAGAAACTTCTAGAGGTAGGATGGCTATAACTTTTGAAGATGACAGTAAAGTAAGACTTACTGAGCATAGCAAGTTACTAATCAATGAGTACATTTACAATCCAAACCCTAGCAAATCTAAGATGACTCTGAAATTTGCTAGAGGTACGGCTAGGTTTCTTACAGGTAAGCTAGGTAAGATAGATAAAAGAAATATTAATCTATCTACACCTACAGCAAACATTGCAATACTAGGTACAGACTTTACATGTACAGTAGATGAGCTTGGTAAAAGTTTAATTATCTTACTGCCTGATGCTAACGGTTTGTCCTCTGGAGAGATTGTAGTTTCGACAGCAGCGGGTAGCGTAACTTTAAACAAACCTTATCAAGCTACTACAGCTTCACTGTTTGTAAATGCCCCGACTAAACCTGCTATATTAAATTTAACATTAGATTTAATTGATAACATGCTGATTGTAAATCCTCCTAAAAGAGTCGAACGTGTCGAGGAGGTAGAAACTGTAGCAGAAAAGAACCCGTACTTAGATTTTTCAGGGTTAGATGTGGACTTTTTAGCGGATGATTTCCTTGACGAATCCTCAGAGTTTGAATTTACTGAATTAGATATTAATTATCTTGACGTTAACTTCTTGGAAGATCTGCTAAATGTGTTAGATGCTCTGGCAATAGCAGAAGAAGAAGATAAACTAAAACAATCTAGCACGATGCAGATTACAGGTACAGCACTAGGTCAGGATAAAGATACGCAGATTACCACGTTAGTAAACGGGCAGATAGTTACGCTGCAAAGATTTGTAGGACACAAAGTTAGGTTAGACGTAGATGGAAGTAATGCGTATACCGTAGTTCTTATGCAAGAAGGTGTCGAGAAGATTGT